CCAGCTTTGGCTCTGTGCAGTATGTCAACACCGGCAAGCAAGGAATTGACGGCACCACTTTTTACCCCTCTGTGGAGGGCGATGAGTGCACCCTGAGCTGGACCAATGACGGCAACAAAGAAAACCCCAAGCCTGTCAATTTGAGGGGCCGACAAGGCCCCCAGGGCGCTCCTGGCAGTGACGCAGACATCCTGCCCATCACAAACCTGGAGCTTGAAAAACTACTCATATAAGGAGGACAGCCAAAATGGCAAACAGCAAGAAAGCGCTTGATGAAAATGGTGTACTTTACCTGTGGGGTAAGGTCAAGACCTATGTGGCCACGGCCATTGCCAACATCAAGCTGCCCAGCAAGACCTCTGATCTGACCAATGACAGCGGTTTCATCACTGCCAAGGATGTGCCGGAGGGCGCTGCCGCATCCAGCACCGTGCCCAAGATGGACGGCACCGCTGCCGCTGGTACGGAAACCGCTTTTGCCCGTGGTGACCATGTGCACCCCTCTGACACCACTAAGGTGGACAAGGTGGAGGGTAAGGGCCTGAGTGCCAATGACTACACCAACGAGGAAAAGGCCAAGCTGGGCGGCGTGGAGGCCAACGCCAACAACTACACCCTGCCGGATGCCAGCGCCTCCGTCAAGGGAGGCGTGACTGTTGGCACCAATGTGGATGTCAGCGGCGGCAAAATCTCCGTCAAGAACGGCACCACCAACCAGAAGGGCGTGGTGCAGCTCTCCAGCGCCACCGATGACACCAGCACCACCAAGGCCGCCACGCCCAGCGCCGTCAAAGCCGCCTATGACCTGGCGGCAGGCAAGCAGAGCCCGGCCACCTCTTTGGCAGGCTACGGCATTGCAGATGCCTACACCAAGGATGAGGTGGATGCCAAGATGTCCAGCGCCCTTGAATATAAGGGCTCCAAGGACACCTATGCAGACCTGCCCACCACCGGCAACAAGAAAGGCGATGTGTGGAACATTGTCAATGCCGATGCGGCCCACGGGGTCAACGCCGGTGACAATGTAGCCTGGAACGGCACCACATGGGATGTGCTGGCCGGTACGATGGACCTGTCCGCCTACATGCTTGCGGAGGACCTTGTGGCCATTTCCAACGCAGAGCTGGATAATATCTGCAAGTAAAGGAGGCCAATGACATGGCAAAAAGGCCCTACCTTGATGACCTCCAGACAGCACGCCTCTGGGCAAAGGTCAAGGCCCTGGTTTCTCCTTTGAGCTCCAGAGTGACCACACTGGAGGGGCAGGTCCAGACCAACACCACGGACCTCTCCGGCCTGGCCACCCGTGTCCGCACGCTGGAGCTGAAATATGACACCAATGTCACCGGCAACTCCTGGAGCGTGGCTTTCACCAGCCTCTCCGGCGTGGTGGTCACTGGTGTGTGGAATGAAAGCCAAGGGAGGATTGAGTTTTAAGTGCCCAACTATGACATCATACCGCTTGCCACTGATCTGCTGGACTACACCATCCAGCGGGTCAAGGTCAAAGAGCCCCAATACACCGAGGTCAAGGCCTATGTGATGGAAAACGGCCAGATGGTGGAAAAGGAGCTCTTTGAGAAAATCAAGGATGACGGCAAGCCTCACTTTCCCAAGAGCCAGACTTTCCACATGTGCGCTGACATGCAGCGCATGGCCAGCGCCATCCTCCAGAAATGCAACTCCGCTGATGGCCGTTATTTTGAAACTGAGTATGAGGAACGCCTCAAGGACCTTGATGAGGTCATCGTCCTCTGCGACACTCTCAACCAGTACATAAACCTGAGCTATAAGCGCAAGTACATCTCTGGTGACCAGTGCCACTACTGGGCAGAGCTGGTGCGCCCGGTCCGTCAAAAGGCTTTCAACTGGAAACGCAATGACAGCAACCGTGCCGCCGCTCTGCGTGAGGCAAAGGCCAACCAGGAGCTTGCCAAAATGGGCCAGATGGCCCAGCAAATTGCTGAGGCCCTGGCCCGCAACCCCTGAAAGGATATACCAGCCGAGAGCTGTTATATTTGGGTATGACCTATTTTTCCACTGTGCTCCCCGAACACGAACAACACCAACAACGCCGTTTACTTGAACACCAATGGCAATGTCAACAACAACAACTGCACCAACACCAACGGGTCCCGCCCCGCTCTGATGGTAAGGCCTGACTGAGTAAGCCCAAAGCCCAAAACCGTGCCGTCCATCACATCAAAGGAGGTCATACCCAGCCTTGGTGAGGCCAAGGCAAACACATTGCGCTGATGCCCCGCTGCTTTCCAGAAAAGTGGCGGGGCTACTGGTCCTATCATGCGGCACCTACACAGCGCATGAGGAGAGGCTGGCCAGCCGAACACTGATAGGGGGCCATCCGTTTGTATGAAATTTTCTGAAATATGCACCTTTGCGGTGATCTATGCGGCATACTTGGCCGCCCGGCGGGGCAAACGCTCCAGAGCCGCCACCGCACACTATGAGGTGCGCCTGCTTGAGAACATCGTCAACCTGGTCTATATCCTAAAAACCAAGATTTACAGACCCGGTGTGTTTCGTGTGTTCTATGTCTATGAGCCCAAGAAAAGGCTGGTGCAGGCACCCGCTTTTGTGGACAAGGTGGTCCAGCACGCCATAGTGGACAATCTCCTCTATGACCGCATCACCCGCAGTTTCATCCTGGACAACTACGCATCCCAAAAGAACAAGGGCCTGCACTTCGGCCTGGACCGGCTCAAAGGATTTTTCACGGACTACTGGAATAAGCACCACACCGCTGAGGGCTGGGTGCTCAAGTGTGATGTCCGCCATTTCTTTGCAAGCATCAACCATGACAAGCTCAAGGAAAAGCTCAAAAAGCTGGACCTTGAGCCTGTTGTTTATGACCTGCTTTGCATCTATATTGACTGCTCTGACGGCCTGCCGCTGGGGTATCAGACATCACAGCTCTTTGCCCTCCTGTTCCTGGATGACTTTGACCACTTCGTCAAGGAACAGCTCCACATCCAATACTATGGCCGCTACATGGATGACTTTTTCCTCATCCACCCGGACAAGGAATACCTGCAATTCTGCCTCCGGGAGATACGGGCCTACATGGATAGCCTGGGGCTGGAACTGAATGAGAAAACCCAAATCTTTCCCATCCGCAACGGCATTGACTTTTTGGGCTTTCACACCTACCTAACGGAGAGCGGCAGGGTCATCCGCAAGCTGCGGCACAGCAGCATCAAGCGGATGCGTGCCAAGCTCCGCCACTGGGAAAAGGAATACCCGGCGGGCCTGGTGACCCGTGAGCAAATCCTGCAATCCTGGCAGGCGTGGGACGCCCACGCCGCACATGGCAACACTTGGGCCCTGCGCCAGCAGGTGCGGGACCGTGTGCAAAATATTCTAAAGGAGGAAATCTGATCTATGGCCACAACCACCCTGGGCAACAAAGCTGTGGGCAGTATCATCCAGCTCAAGGAAAATGGCAAGCTGGTGAGCTTCTATGTTGCCAAGCACAACTATGAGAACTCCCTCAACGGCATGGGCCGCACGCTGGTGGTCCGCAAGGACTGCTATGACACCCGCCAGTGGCACAGCTCCAATGTCAATGCCTACGCCTCCAGCGCCATTGATAGCTGGCTCAACGGCACCTACAAAAACCTGCTTGATGCAGACATCCGTGGGGTCATCGGCACCACGAAAATCAAGTACACCCCCGGCAACGGCAACAACGCCGTTGGCACGCTGGAGCGTGCCATCTTCCTGCTGTCTGCCACTGAGCTGAACAGATCGGCAAGCTGGTTTAATGTGGAGGGCACGGCGCTGGAAATCGCCAGCTCTCTCCAGATCGCCTACATGAACGGCTCCGCCGTTGTTCAGTGGACCCGCTCCCCGAGCACGAGCGGCACCGGCAGCGCCGTTTTCTTGGTCACCGATGGCAGTGTCGGCAGCAGCAGCTGCACCGGCTCCTACGGGTCCCGCCCCGCTTTCACTCTCCCCTCCACCCTCTCTGTGAGCGATGACGGCACTGTGTCCGTCAACACTGCGCCCACCATCACCAGCTCCACGGCCAATGGCTCCAACCTGGGCACCAAGACGGCGGGCTTTAACTTCCAGTACACGGTCAACGATGTGGACGGGGACACTGTGACGGTCAAGGAGTACCTGGACAATGTGCTCAAGCGCACCTACACCGCAACCCTGGGCCAGGTCAACACATTCCAAGCTGTCACGGCTGCCAACTGGCAGAAAATCCTCAACGGCTCCCACACCCTCAAGGTGGTGGCCTCTGACGGCAAGGCTGACAGCGCCGCCTACACGGTGACCTTTGCCAAAAAGGTAACCAAGGCCACTGTCACGCTGGCAGCGCCGCTGGCGGCGGATGATGCCATTTCTGTGATGGTTATGAACATCGTGGGCACCCTGCCTGCGGATGCGGTCATGGAGGTGCTGGTCACCAACAACGCCAAGGACACCACCCCCGTCTGGGAGGATGCCACGGCGGATGTCAAGAATGGCGCAAACCATGTGTTTACCAATAAGACCGCCGCCAACGGCTTTGCGTTCAACTTCAAGCTCTCTGTTGAGCGTGGAGCCAGCGACACCGGCGGCTATATTTCTAACATCGGAGGTGCTTTTGAATAATGGCTGTTTACTATGACAACACGAGCCTCAAGGCAAAGCATGAGCGCAAGCGTTCCCTGGAGGAACTGACCAAGGAAAACAAAGAGCTCAAGACCCGGCTCCAGGCAACGGAGGAGGACCTGACCAACACCCAGGTGGCCCTCACGGAGGTCTATGAGATGCTGGCAGGAGGTGGAGAGAATGGCTAAGGTATATGCCGCCCTCATCCGCAAGGGCCTCAAGACCCTGGATGATGTCCCCGCCAACCTGCGTGACGCTGTTGCCAAGCTGCTGGAGGAGAGCACCGATGCGTGAGCTCCGCCTGCGGCTTGCTTTATTTCTGTTGAGAAAGGAGGTGCAAGACATGGCTGTTGTGTATGCTACCCTCATCATCAAGGGCCGCAAGACCATTGACCAGGTGCCCGCTCTGCTGCGTAAGCAGGTGGAGGAAATCCTGGCAGACCTGGAGGTTGAGGTCTAAAGCCCCAGCCCAGCAGGAGGGGCACACCCGTGTGGTGTGCCCCTCTCATTTTTGAACAACAGGAGGACAAAAAGGATGCTGGAAACGCTGAGGAGCTACTGGTCTATCATCTCCACCATCATCACTGTGGTAGCCGTCCCCGCCGTTGGCTACCTCTACAAGAAATACAAGCAGGCAGACGCACGGCAAAAGGCGGTAGAGCTGGGGGTCCAGGCCCTCCTCCGTGACCGCATCGTGCAATCCTATTATCACTATGAGGAGCGTGGCTGGATAACTCTGCACGGCCTTGAGAATGTCAATGCCATGTATAAGGAGTACCATGCTCTGGGCGGCAATGGCACCGTGACGGCGCTGGTCAATACCATCCATGAGCTTGAGGTCCGGGACGATAAGCGCCCCGCCTCTCAGGCCTGAGCTGGAGAGGAGGGCGCATGGAGTTTTCAAAGAAAATGCTGGTGCTGCACATCTGCATTTCCGTCCTCCTCTGCATCACCACGATAGTGGGGACGCTCACGGACCATGATGTCACAGCCATTGCGGCGCTCACTGGCACCTCTTTTGTGACAGATGGTGCCTGGGGCGGCTTTTACTACTGGAAAAGCAAGAATGAAAACCGGGCGAAATACGCCCAGCGTTTTCTCAACAAGTTTGCGGACAAGTACGGTGCTGATGCGGCCCTCCGGGCCACTGAGATCGTGCTGAAAGATTGAGTAAAGGAGGACATGCTCAATGACTGAAAAAGAACTCCGGCAGAAAGTTGTGGACACTGCGGTGAGCTATCTGGGCTGCAAAGAGGCCAACGGCTCCCACCGCAAAATCATTGACCTCTACAACTCCCACAAGCCCCTGGCCAGGGGCTATGCGGTGAAATACACGGATGCCTGGTGCTCCACCTTTGCATCCGCTGTGGCCATCGCCTGCGGCCTCACGGACATCATCCCCACGGAGTGCGGATGTGAGCGCCACATTGACCTTTTCAAAAAGCTGGGCTCCTGGGTGGAGAATGATGCCTATGTACCCAGCCCTGGTGACTACATTTTCTATGACTGGCAGGACGGCAGCAACTACGCCACCACGAACAACACCGGCTCTGCGGACCATGTTGGTATTGTGGTGTCCTGCGATGGCAAGACCATTAAGGTCATTGAGGGCAACATGAGTGATGCCGTTGGCTACCGCAAGCTGGCCGTCAATGGCCGCTACATCCGGGGCTTTGGCGTGCCCAAGTACGCCTCCAAGGCCACCTCTGCGCCCTCCGGCGGCGGGGAGGCATCCACGCCCGGCAAGGATGAAAAGCCCACTCCTGGGCTTGCTGTGGGCTCCGTGGTGACCTTTACGGGCACCAAGCACTATATCAGCTCCATGGCCGTCAACGGCAAGAGCTGCAAGCCCGGTGAGGCCAAGGTCACCGCTGTGGCCAAGTCCGGCAAGCACCCCTACCACCTCATCAAGACCACCGGCAGCTCCTCCACCGTCTATGGCTGGGTGGATGCCGCTGATGTCAAGGAAGTGGTCCCGGCCATCGTCAAGGGCTCCAGGGTCAGGGTGGCCAAGGGAGCCAAGACCTACAACGGCGGCAGTCTGGCCTCCTATGTCTACACCACCACCTACACCGTCATTCAGATTGACGGCTCCCGTGTGGTCATCGGCATCAACGGAGTGGTCACGGCGGCTGTCAACATCAAGGACCTCACGCTGGTGGGGTAAAGGAGGAAATCTATGACTACTTCCATCATCCATCTGGCCGTTGGCCTGGTGCTCCTGGTGGCCGTCAACATCGTGCTGGGCAGCCTCAACGCCCTCTTTGACGGCAGTTTCGACAAGGTGAAACTCCGCAACGGCATCATCAAGGGCATCATCGTGGCGGCCTGTTTCATCGCCTTTTACATGGCAGGCTGGCTCAACCCGGACATCATCGCCATTGATGTGGACGGGCAGACCGTGAACTTGATGACTGCCTCCAACCTGGCGCTGCTCACGGCCTATGTGCTCTATGCCAAAGATGTATTTGTGAAATTGAAAAACCTAATCTTGAGCAAGACCTCCGGCACGCCGCCGGAGGAGCTTGCCGCAGAACAGGAAACCACTGAATAAGGAGAACGCTATGGCAAAGTGGGGTAACTGCGACTATAAGCAGCTCCAGCAGCTCCGTGAGAACATCGCCCATCTGCAAGGCATTGACATGGACAAGTTTTGCAAGGACATGTCCAAAGAGCTGGCCCGGAAACTCCTGCAACTTGTGATAAGGCGCACCCCCGTGGGCCGCTACGATGGTGAAACATACACCTGTGCAATGGGCAAGACCCACCAAGCGCACACGGTCAAGGGAAAAGTGGGCGGAACTTTACGCCGGGGCTGGACAGCAAAATCTCAAGGTGAGGCTGAAAGTGGCAGCGGAAATGGGATGAGCAAGGTGGCCTCCTACGCCGCCGCCCTGCCAGTCAAAAAGTCTGGCAATGCCTACACTGTTGAGGTCATCAACCCTGTGGAATATGCCAGCTATGTTGAATACGGCCACCGCACAACCAAAGGCGGCTGGGTGCCTGGGCATTATTTCCTCACATTGTCTGAGCAGGACCTTGAAAGCCTTGCCCCTGCTGCGATTGAGCGAAAGCTGGAACTCCAGCTAAGACAAGTTTTCAATGTGTAAGAAAAGCCGGAGAGGGTCACACCTCTCCGGCTTTTTTGCTATTCATCCATGAGCTCTTGCACTCTTTGCAGGTATTCATTGTAGGTGTCCTCTATGGGCATAAAATCAATATCATGCTCCTGCAATTCGTTGAGCAATGCCTCCAGCCTCCGCCTCCGGCCTGCCGGTGTTTTCAACTGCATGGCGGCTGTTACCTGCTTTGTGTAAATGCGGTCCAGAAAATCCAGCCTCAGGGCAGAGGCCGCAGAGAGTGCACTTTCACATGCCTTGACCGTCTGCCTGCTAATTTTGCATCCAGCCTGCTTTGCCTGTAAGAGCGTGAGGGCGCACCTCTGCACCAACTGCAAACGGCTAAAGAATGTTTCAAAATTATAGGTCTGCTGGCAGAGTTGAAAACTCTCCTGCAAGATGCGGGCATCGTTCTGTGCTTGCATGAGAGAGTAGTGTTTCCGCATATCCCGGAGAACTTCCTCCGGCACATCTGGAGGGGTCACTTCTGCCCGCACAGAAACACCGGGTACAGGTGTGCCACTGATCTGCGCCGCTTTGGGCTTTTTCCTCCGCAACAGCAGATATGCCACACCGGCACACACTATTGTGAGCACAATATTTCCGACCTCTGGTGACTGAATAGATACAATCACGCCTCCAAGCGCTGCCAGCGCAAGCTCAACGCCAAAGATGAGCCGTATGACCCGCCACACCTTTTGCAAAAACTTTTTCATGCCTGCCGCCCCTTTACAAGTTTATTCTTGACTTTTTCTCTATTATAGTTTGCACCCTGTCTGCGTGTCAAGTATTGGAGCCTTTATTGATAATGACATACCAAATGTGCAAACTATAATTATTTGTGAGAGGAGGCGGTGCAGTTGATCGCTGAGAAAATCAAAGCCCTGCGTGAGGCAAGGGGCTGGAGCCAAGCGGAACTTTCCCGGCGGCTGGGCATCACCAGAAACGGCGTGAACTCTTGGGAGCAGGGGCTCTCTATGCCATCACCGGCGTGTCTGGTGGACCTGGCCAAGGTGTTTGGCGTGTCCACGGACTACCTGCTGGGGCTGGAACGGCTCACCACGGTGGATGTCACCGGCCTGGCGGACCGTGATGTTGCGGTGCTGGCAGAGCTGGCCGAAAGGCTCAAAAACTGCAAAGACTGACACAGCGGCTCACTTTTCGTGGGCCGCTTTTTTGTTCTTGACTTCATACACCTTTTGGTGTATAATCAGAGTACATTAAACGGAGGTGCTGCTCTATGACCCATTCTAAACTGCAAACCAAGCGCCTGGAGGCGCAGATGTCACAGTCCCAGCTTGCCGCTGCCGCTGGCATCAATGGCCGGATGCTCCAGTATTATGAGCAGGGTGCAAAAGACCTGAGTGGTGCCAAGCTGGCCACGCTGCTCAAGCTGTGCCTGGCTCTCAACTGCACATTGGCTGACATTCTCCCTGACGGAGAAACAACCGAACTGCTGACCCGATACGGGCAGTAAAGCCTTTTCTGGCGGGGTGTTCATCACCCCGCCGCTTTTTTATATTCTGAGGAGGGTATCACATGAATTACAAGGGCTTTCATCAACTGCAATGGGAGGACCGCCTGGTCATTGAAAAGATGCTCAAGGTAGGTGACAGTAAGGCCAAGATCGCTGAGGCGCTGGGCGTGTGTAAAAAGACCATCTACAACGAAATCAAACGGGGCTGGACCCAGCAGATGACCTCTGACTATGAGTTTATCTGGTGCTACTGCCCGGAGATGGCGGAGCGCAAATACCAGGAAAACCTCCGGGCCAAGGGGCCGGACCTCAAGATTGGCAATGACATTGACTTTGCAAACTATGTGGAGCAGAAAATTGTGGAGGAGCACTATTCCCCCGCAGCTTTGTTGGCAGAGCTCAAGGCAAAGCCGCCCCAGTTTGACACCACGGTCTGTGAGGCCACGCTCTACAATTACATCTACCGGGGTGATGTGTTCCTGGTCCTCAACCCGGAGCACCTGCACGAAAAGGGCCGCCGCCACTATGGTGAGAAATACGGTGAGCAACGGAACGCCGCCAGAGCTGCCAAAGGCCCCCGCATTGATAAGCGTGACCCCATCATCAACTCCCGCACTACTTTTGGCCACTGGGAGATGGACAGCGTGATGGGCACCGTGGGCTCCAGCCGGGCGCTGGTGGTGCTCACGGAACGGCTCACCAGGGCGGGCATCATCCTCCCGGTGCCAGACCATACCGCCGCCAGCGTGGTCCGGGCGCTCAACGGTCTGGAGCGCCGCCTGGGCAAGGACTTCTACCCCATGTTTCAGAGCATCACGGTGGACAATGGCTGTGAGTTTCAAGACTACGATGGTATGGAAAAGGCCTGCCGCCGGAAAGGAAAGCGTACCACCGTTTACTACTGCCACCCGCACGCACCACATGAGCGTGGCAGCAACGAGAACATGAACAGGATAATAAGGCGGTTTTTCCCCAAGGGCACCAACTTTGATGAGGTGCCTATCTCAGAAATACGCCGGGCAGAGGAGTGGATGAACAACTATCCACGGGAGGTGCTGGGGTGGCAGACAGCGGCCACCCTCCTGCGGAGCTACATGAGCGCCTGCTGATCTGCCGCACAATAAAGCTGAACGCCGGAGCCCACGGAGGCCACCGGCGCTGTTGTCATGCCCAAATGCAGAAAAACGCACAAAACAAGCCGCAAATAGCACGGCTCATTTTGTGCGTTCATACAACTTTACAAGTTTATTGTAATTTATTCTTGACTTTTTGCGG